ATAAATCTTTTTGACGCCAACGCCGAGTATCCCAGCGGTTCCCAATCCCTGAATAATTTTGGGGAGAATCGACATCATGAATGTTCGGAACCAATACGATCCACGCGCTTCGGGATTGTTCCATGTGGCGTACATATCGCGCAGGCCTTCTTTGTGCATATTCGAGAAAAGGAAGAGAGCGTTTGAAATCGGCGTTGCCGTTCCCGTGTTTTTGAAATTCGGATGCCCGACGAAATTGCGAACCTGATAGGCGCGTTGTTCCGGCGTCATATCCTCAAGCGCCTTCCATCCGGCGACCTTGGGCAAGGTGATGATGTAATCCCCGGCGAAATGGATAGCGCCGAGGATTTGTTTCATCTGCTTTATGATGGGAAGTCCCTGCGCGCCTTCCTTCTGTTTAATGACATACTTTTCGAGACGGTGTTCCAACTCCGTGTCGTCGTCTGTCTTACCAGAATACAGATCGTTGGGGGTTAAGAATTGGAGCGCCCCGTTACGTTCCATTTCCTGAATGAGCGGATCAAAATTTCCTTTCACTCGATTATAGGTCGGGCCGAGAGCCTTCACATAATTCTTCATAAGCTGGACGACGCTGATATCGGGATTGTGCAAAAGCGTGCGCTCAAAATCGCTAAAGGCCAATGCAGTTTGAAATCCCGTATTGAAGGCGACATACATGGGTCGGAAAACTCTGTTTCCTAAAATCGTATTGAGGACAGACGACGCTTGCCCAATTGTCTGCATAGAGGAATGATTGAAAAGGTTGGAGATATCTTTGTCGGTGTGATACGCCACCCATTTCCCATTTTCCTTCCAAGCCATCGTCCCAAGATGGTTTTCCTCTGGTTCCTGAATCTTGAAGTTCCCGGGTTCCTGAGATACTCTGGCGGGCCGCATAATCATCCCGGATCTAATCAGCCCTTCTCCGATGATCTTCTTAAGGCGATTCCGCTCAATGGCCATCAAGACGGACGTTCCCTTCATGGCGATGCTGGTAAGCGGGTCACCGATATCTTTGAGCGTTCCAATTTGCTGGGCCATCCCCGACGACATATAGTCCTTCATGAAATCAATGACGCGGAAGGGAGCGTACTTGTCGCTCTGTTCCATCACATGTTTTTGGAGAGAAGTGAAAAAATCCTCCGAACCTTCCATATTGGTGATTCCCCTGTACCAGTCGCGAGCCGCCTGCGCTAAGGAATTCACCTCCTGGAATTTATCGGGGTCTGTCTTTTGCATGTTGTCCAAAAACGCTTTGGCAGTTTCTGGTGTGTGACCCAACGGATTTGCCAATTCGCTTCGGTCGTCACCTACCCGATCAAGAAAGAGAACGGTTTTGACTTCATTGAGGAGTCCGCCATCTTTGGCGGGTCGATAAACAAGGCGGTCGAAATTATCGAGAAATGATTTTGTGAACGTCGCCATCATCTGATTCTTTTCAATGGCGTTTCTCATGTCTGTTTCGGGCGTAATCTCTCCGGCTTTCGCCAGCTTCTCCCGCTCATCCAAAAGAATTGAGTTTTTGTCTATGAACAAAACGCGCATCTTATCCAGCATGGATTTTTTGGAAGCGTCCAAATTTAACTGGTTGGCGCGAAAAGCCTGTTCCGCATTTCCGAACATCTTGAGGATATCCTCACCCCGGCTCTTTTGAAGGTCGCTGTCATCTGCCTGAATAAGGGATTGAAGTTCAAGCAGGTTCTTCATCACTTCCGGTTTGTTTTCGAGATAATTGAAAAACGACTGGTATCCATTCGGAGCGATATCTTTCGCTTTCCCCGGCGCGTTCAGCAGGACGCTGACAAAATCGGCGTAGAGTTCAGGAGACGAAAAACGGTAGGAAGTGTAATTATAATCGGCTGTTTCGGCAAAGGGTTTCCAATACTGCGAGAGCTTTTTGAATTCATCGTGGATTACTTCGTTTTCCCAGAGTTTTCGTTTCTTTATTTCTTTCTTGAGCAGGTCTCTGTAAATATCCGCAACACGCTTAAAATTCTTCCCCGCGTCTTTATTGAATTTGTTGATATCGTGAACGGTGATCTTCTCCCCGTTCTTAAGGGCCGCCATCGCGCCTTTGATAAGACTCTTCTTCCCTTCAACGTCCAATCCCTTGATGTAGGTGAGCAAATCGGGATCAAGGTCTTTTTCGATGCTGTTCCAAACGTCGAGAATCGCTTGGGGTTCAAATTGTTTATCCGGCCCTTCTTCTTTTTTCCCCTTGGAAATTCTCTCCGCCTCGGCGCGGAAGCGAGCGCGATCTTTCGGTGTCAAAATCTGTTCTTTGGAATTCGGGCTTTCGGGAAGAAGTGTTTTCCGGTATTCACTGAGAGAAGCGATCCGACCAAGGATGTTCCCGCGCGCCATTGTCTTGTCCGGCTGGAAGTCCATCAAGTGCCCAATCTCGTGCGCCAGGACGGATTCCCAAAGTTTCGGATCTTTGAAGAGGTCGGCGCGCAGGGCGATATCTTCCTTCCCCGGGCGAAAGTATCCGAGAGACTGCATGATCTTCTTGACGATAGGCACGTCGCCGGAAATGGATTTCGCCAGTTTGACGAGTTCCGGCCCCTGCATCTTTTGAATTTTGTCGAGTCCGCCGAGTTTGTTTTTCAGGGAAGCAGTCTGGTCGCCCGCTTCTCCAAACTGGCGTCCTCCGCCTTTCGATGACGGATAATTCTCCGCTTTCGCTTCTTGAAGGATAGCTTTGTGCGTTATGGGAAATGGCTCATTGTCGCCAGTGAACGCGAGAGAAACGACGGCATTCGGTTTTCTCTTTGGGATTCCTTCCTTGTCCAATTTGACGGGGCTTGTGTCGAGTTTTATCCCATAACGTTTGGCTTCTGCTTCAATCGCCACTTGTGAGCGCATCCCACCATATTGTCCGGCGACCGCTTTCTCGAAATAGGTATCCGTCTTGTCGCTGTAGAGTTTCTCTTTGAGCGTGTTGAATTCATTTTGAAGATCGGGATATTGCGCCTCGACTTTCTTTTCTATCGCCAGTCTTTCTTCCTCGTTTTTTCCCTCAAAGATGGAATGGAGCGCGTCGTGCATTTCGCGCATAAGGGAAGTGGCAAATTCGTTGGTGGCGGGAACGCCGCGAGCTTCTGCGTAATGGTTCACGATGGCCGTGGCGTCGTCACTGAGCTTGATGAAATCAGGATGTTCCGCTATACTTGGATTCGATGAAACACGAGTTGCCGGAAATACCTCATCCCGAGGCGCTGAAAAAGAAGTACCCGCCGGGGCCGGGCCACTTGGTTCGGCTGGCTGAGGCGATGTTTGCCCCGGCTTCGACTCAATCTTCTCTCCCCTTTGTAACGCCGCCACGTCCGGCTCAAGAGAAAACGGAATCTTTGCCTCCGTCGGTGTTGCCGCCGGTTTAAACGGTTCCACGGGCAGGTTGTTCGGCTCGGTTGGCGTAACGTTCATTGGCCCCGGTCGCTCGTTCGTAATCTGTTCCGGCTTCGCCCCTTCCGCTTCCGGCCTTTCAATCTTGGACTGGCGAACCTTCTGATTGATTTCCTCAATGGCTTCCAGTGTGGCGGGCTGACTTTTCGCCACTTCTTCAATTCCTCCGCGTTGCGCCAATTGCTCATCAACGAAGGCCTTCCCCACACCTTTGGCCTGTTCTGGCGCCATTGTGGGATCGCTGGCATGGACATAATCCCCAATCGAATCGGAAAGTGTTCTCAAGGCCTCGGTGCGAAGCCTCGCTTCCCGCCCAAATGATCCGACTGTTTCAAAAGCCGCCCAAATCGCGCCACTCAGCAAAGCCTCTTTGTTGTCCGCACCGTCCGCCTTGGAAGAAATGTAACCCAGCCCGCCGGCGGCGGTGATGGCGGTATAGGCATTTGAAACGCCGCTGATGCCACCAAGAAGAGCGCCAAACGCGGTATCCTTCCCGGCTCCAAGGACAATGTGGCCGAAATCGTTCAAATCAACGCCGCCCTCTTGGAAAGCCTTCACCGTCCGGTCAATAAAGGATTTTGTCCCAAAGGTGGCGCCCGTCATGATGGCCGGAGGAAAGAAGCGCGACGCGGCGCCCAATCCACTCTCAACTCCCATCTTCCCGGCGGTTTCGGCCAATGCTGGAAGTGACGTGGCCACTTTTAAAGCCCCGCCGGTAGCCAGAAGGCTTCCAAGTCCGCCTGTCATTTCTCCTAGCGTGTCGAAGACCGGATGATTCTTGACGTCTTGCCCATCAATCGCGTTGAAGAGCGGCTTCGACGCCCCAAAGGTCAACCCCGATATAGCGCCCCCCGCGAACGCGCGCCCTTCCGGCGTCTTGGTCAATTCCATCGCCGGGATTCCCGTGGCCTCTGGTGGAACCTCATTCAAGGCCCCTGCCGCCGCTTTCCCGGCTTCATTTGCGCCAGGGATATCTTGGGCCTGAAACGGTAATCCAAGCGGCCCCAACGCAGACAGAGCGGGTTTGATGTGGCTCTCGTAGAAGTTGGGAACAAATTTCTGCGCCTGCTTCTCCGCTTCATCCGGTTGAGGATGAAAATTGTCATTCAGGTCTTTGAATTCCTGATCTGTGAAGTCATCGGGAACGTCGACCGTCACGCCATGCTTTTCGAGATAGGCGATCATTGGCCGGAACCCTGCTTTGCTTTTGGTCTGGTTATCACGAAATCAGCCTTGGCTCTCGGAGCCTCAGAGGGCGAAAGAGTGCGCTGAACCATTCCATTGGCGCGAATAATGGTATCCGCCGCCCCTTTGATGTTGTTGAGGCCCGGCGTCGACTTCTTGAGATATTGGCTGATCACATCGTCCTTCGCTTTCTGGATATCTTCCCCAGCAAGTTTCCCCGTGTCCACGCGGTCGAAGAAATCTTTGGTCAAAAAATCGTCTGGATTTACGGTGTCTTTGTTCAACGTCCTCTCAAACCATCCACCGGCTGGAAGTTTGCTGGCGAAGTCCTTGATGGCGTTGGCATTGCTCTCAATGTCCTTGTCTCGCGGAGAGGGAGGCATACCAGTGATTAAATTAAGCAAAGAGGATTTATCTGTGCGCGTTATATTCGGAGCCGCTGCCACCATGCGCGTCAATTCACCGGGAGTCTTCGAGTCATCAAACATGGACCGGCGAATCTCGTTATATTGAGACACGTCCGTCTTATGGCTCCTTGTGCCATCAACCTTATACGCCGGATTGTTTAATTCCCCTGTCAAAACATGCAAATCGGAATGATTTATCTCCCCGTTCATGTAGGCTTTCTCCACCATCCATGAATTCAATTTTCCTTCCACGAGGGCATGCGTGTACTTGTTCATGTTTGCGTCGAACATTTGTGCCTGCTGGTACTTTTGGAGATTCTCGTTCTGCCGAGCGGTTGTCCCAATTTCCTCTTTCAATTTCCCGTAAACTTGAGGGGAAAGCGTCCCCTTGTTCGCATTGACGGAATCCAAATAACGGAGCGCCGCATCCGGCGAGGTTCCAATCGGAGAGACGGCACCCATCACCATGTCATGGGCAATATTGTCATGCGCCTTCTGGATGGCCTCGAAATTCCCATGTTCCACGTCGCCATTGGAAACCGCATTCGCATATTGCCGTTCGTGCGCCTTTCCAATCTCAGCAACCAGACCTTGGGGATCATTCGAAAATGTCGGAGCCAAACTCACCTGCGCGGCCAATCCCTGTTGATAAATCGAATTCACCCCGGCCTGTGTCTGGGTGGCCTCGTGCGTTATCACCCGTTCTCTCAATCGCGGGAACCGTTCATCGAAAAGCTGTCCAATCTCCATCTTCATGTAAGGAGTGGACATAGAATTAACAGTTTCTTGTCGAATGTTCTGGTAAGCGGCGTCGAAATCCTTGGTTGCGCCCACCGCATCCAATCCTTTCCGCGCCCAAACACCTTCCGGAATCATGACGGGCTGGCCATTCGCGTCAACCTTCGGCTGTCCATTTTCGTCTTTGGCTTGAATTGGCTTCGTCGAACCCATTGCGTCCTGGAGTTTGGTGATCGCTTGAGTGTCTCCCTGGACGACTTGAGCGTGTTGCATCATCCGCTGGCGCTCGATCATGTGGTCGGCGAGTTGTGCCCCGATCCCACCCATGACTTCGCCGGTTTTTACGGTGGCTTGGGCGAGACCAGTTCCAAACGCGTTCTCCGGCGGAGTCGCCAAATTAGGGACAGAAAGCGGAGTTCCCTGTTCCTGGGAAACCTGATTCTCGTAAATGGGAATCCGCATTGCGCTCATTTAAGCCTCGTCCTGCGGTACTTTTCGGTAATTTTGGCCCTTGTACCACGTCCCAGCCATTTGCCCCGCGCTGGACAGAAGCGTGTTGAAAGCAGCAGACTTTCCGGCGGATTTGGCATTTTCACCAGCTATCGAATCCATTTTGGCTTGGTTTTCTAAGTTCCACGCCTGCCGGTTGGCGTCGTTGGTCGCCTTCCAAGAGGTCATATCCGCGTTGTACTTGATCGCCAGCTGGTCCATCTTGGCCTTGTCGAAAGTGTCACCGGCGATGTCCGCTGCGGTTCCGGAACCTCCGCCCATGTTCGCGCCCTCTTGAGCGGTCTGAGCGCCGGACTCCTGGGCCACCTTCCGGTTCAGCATGGTGGTTTTGTAGGCGCCCTCATTCTGTGCCATAGTCACCGCTTCCGCGCCCTGCTCGCGCACCATCCCGGCCTCTTTCGTCGCATTTGAGGAAAGATAGTTGTAGTACGATTGCTGGGCCAAACCCGATTGATACTGTCCATAAGCGGAGGTCGCCCCGCCTATCCCCTGCATTGTCATTGCTGTCCCGACGCCCATTATTGGCCCCCTAAAACGATTGGATGAAATGGCAATTGATCTGCTCCACATGGAACCGCCGGATGGATGGCGGCGCCCACCCATTTCAGCCACCGCAAGCAAGGCGCGTGGCGCGCGTCGACGTGGTTGTAAAGAATGGGGTAGCAGGAGCGCAGGTAATTGATGAAGAGCCGGCTGTAACGAAGGAAAGCGATTTTAACCCCATCAATGGCGTCCGTGGTCAGCATCCACACGAGGGCGGAGCGCCCGAGAAGCGAATCCGGGATCACGCCAAACATGGCCACGATCTTGTCTTTGTGCAGGACGGTGAAAGCGTGCATCGAGTTTTTGAAGGATGTTTGAAGCGCTTCCTTGGGCGTCATGTGGTGGCTCGCCCACACTTCTTCCGCGTCCAGTTGGCGAAGCTCAATATGATCCAGATCATCAAGATGAGCGTCCCTGACCATGAACCCGCCTTTGTTTAAGTGGATCATGGGTTCTTCCCCGGATTGACCAACGGAACGATGGAAACGATGGTGACGGGCATCGGGTCCACCTGGCGGAACATGATGTGGCCCCGGCCATCGTTATTTTGGGGAATGGTCTGGGCGACATAATCAGAGAAAAGGGGTGTCGGGATTGATGCGTCCAAAGCAGGGTCGCGCTGGTCAATAACGTCCGTAAGCGTGCTGGAATCCATTCCCACGAGTCCGCCGCGCGAATTGAGGAACCGGAATACCGCCCGGTTCAGGTTGTACCGCGTCCCCTGGAACACGCCTTCCTTTGACGGTATTTCGATGTTGAGCGTTTCAAGGTCGGCCAGATAGGGAAGGCCCACTTGCACCTTGGAATGAGGAGCATCGAGCGTTACGGTGCCATTGGTGACGACCTGCTGAGGCAAGACAAACCCGTCCGCGTTGATCGCCACGGTCATGCCATTTAGGTGGTCGTAGCCGGTCAAAGTTTGCGCTGGCGCGCCGTTGTAGGAAATCCCGCAGTCAACGAAATATTGGTCCGCCGGGTCGGTGGAAAGCGTTCTTTGAAGCATCCGCTCGATGTAGCGCGCGCTCCCGCGCTGGACGACAAACCACACCTCGTCGACGCCTGTTCCTGGGATGGTGGCGACGCTCTCATAGGTTCCCGCCGTGTCATGGTGGGCCCACGCCAGAACCTGCTGTTCCTTGAGATAGGTGCAGGTGATTAAAATCCCGTCGTCCCGGACCATCCAGATGATGCTGTCCGGTTCCTGCTGGTAGGCCCAAGCGACAATCGAATGACCTTTGAAAAGGAAGTCCGCCTTCGTGCTGATGTTCTCCGTCTCGAAGGTGTCGGTATAAAATTGGTACGTCATCTCGCGCACGCAGGTGCCCCGCGAATCGTTCATGAAAATCTTGTTCCCGATCATGAAGGGATCAAGCTCACTGCTTCCCCGCGTCCCTTGGAGTTTGATGAAGGCGGTGGACGGTGTGATGGCGCCTCCGCTGTCCGAAGCCGTTGTCCATTCCGAAGAAGCCGTGAAGGCAATGAGGGAAGTCAGGAACGTCAGGAGCGACTCGATCCCGTTCACTTTCCGGCTGGTCAGATTGAGCGTGATGCCGTCGGAATCGACAAGCGGCGAAGAGCGCCCGAAGTCAACATAATTGCTGGTCTTCGTCATCCATTCGGTTTGGGGCTCGGATGGGGTAGATCCCCAAACAAGCCGATCCTGCAAGAAAGCAACCGCTCCCGGCCATCCGCGATAAAGCGAAAAAGAGCCTTCTGCCCAATCCGTCGATGATTTGCCATAAACCGCATTTGCGTTTTGAATTGGCATTTTTGTCGTGCAGAGGACGTGAGACGAGTCGATAATCGACAGGACTTTTAAGATTGCCGGGTAGTAATAACTATTCGAGGTAAGAGTTGCCGTTATTTGTCCTGAATTTTGCGACGAGTAAACCACGAGATTTATATTTAGGCGGATCATCGGAATAAAGGTGCCGTCGTTCTCGATTGTCCCGAAGGTATTTACATTGATGGGGGATTGCGAATTGTTCAAACCGGAGGTGAATGTCTTTTCGGGAATCCATGTCACCCCGCCATCTACTGATTTTTCCAAAATGACCGTTCCTGCCCATGTTCCACTTGTTACCAATTGCCAATCACCCGAAGTTGGTATACCGTAAGGGTCAGAAGGACGTTGCCCCTGCTGACCAGCCCAAACATTTATCAAAGTGTTCGATGGTTGGAATGTGTTCACTTTCCACAATGAACCAACATGCTGAGAATTAAATGGCGTACATCCCGTTGCTATCAGCGCCAGGGATTGCCCGTACGTGCCAATTTTTAAGGATTTCGTCGTGTCGGTATTCGCCAACATAAAAGGGCCGTTCTTAAAAGCATAGGGCGTAAGCGTCCAATTATTGTCCGAGATTCTTTGGAGAACTTGTGGAGGATAGGACGGATGCGCGAGATAAATCGTGTCGGCGCTCTGCGTGAATTTAATTTTCGGAAGATCAATATCGAGATAAGGACTCCCCACTTCATAAGGCGGCGTGTTGACGATTTGGGACCAATATGTCGATCCGGTTGTGAGAGGGTTGTGATTTGACTGGTTCGATTTGCTGATGAAAAATTTGATGACGCTATCGACTACGTAGGTCATCTGACCGGTGCCATAATTAATTCCCGGCCCCCATTCGTTTGCCCCTGCAATAATTTGCCACGATGCTGGCGAACTTGATGGGTCATTACCAATATTCGCATTGATGAGACTCCGATAAACATTCAACTGCGTAGACCCGACAGAAACCTTTGCGTACTCGTCTTTAATAAATGACTGATTGGGAATCCATCCGTTAATTATTGCGGAGCTTGTCGATGTCATAATGCGATTGACTTCGATCCAAAAGGAAGGGCTTGTTAAAGGATCATTCCCCACGTTGTTTTGAGTGCAACGGAAATAACGATATTCGGCGCCAGCCACATAAGCATTGCGAACGTAATCGCCGACCACATAACCCGTTGAAATGTCCCAATCATAAAGCGTTTTCCAGTAAGCGGAATTATGCTGGTCATTCCCCAGGTTGTTATCGACGATGCTGATATAGTGCCAGCCGATTCCGACGGAAAGAGCCGCCTGATAAATAGCGTAATTCGTACCAGCATCATAGGTTCCCCAAGGCGTCGTATTGGGCGTTGAGTTTGTTACTAAATCATTTTCAAGTACCAGCCCTCCGTTTTTCCAGAAGCGGATATAGTTGTACCCAAATTCCAACATATAAGATTGAGCATCCGAAAAAGCGAATGGGATCAATCTTGTTTTCGTGTTGTTGTATTTCGTCAACCCGCAGAAGTATGTCCCCGCCCTGTTGTACACCGGCCCATGCGGAGACGGGATAAAATTGCGGAGCGTTTTCGCGCTCGACTTATAAAGCTCCACGTCCGTGCGCCCTTGGATGTCCGGCGATATCTCGCCATTCGCAAAGGAGAATTGACCGTCATGGACTGGCATTAGCGCACGTCCATATAAGCCGAGGCGTCGGAGCGCGGGACACCGTTCTCGTTTCCGTTCTGGCGCGCCGCCTCTGAAATCGCGGCCAAATAATACTGAACCATTTCTTTCGCTTCCTCGGGATCACCGCAGAGCGGGCTCGCAAGCTGAGAGGCGAGCTTGTAGGCCAGCGCTTCAATAAAAAGAGGGTCGTAAAACGACGGGTCAATGATGCGCGCGGTGTACTCGATGTAGGCCGGTTGAATGTTGGCGACGATCACCATTGCGCTGATATTGGAATCGTAGACCACTTTGTACGGCTGCGGGCGCGGGTTCGTGGTCGGAGTCAGGAAATTGGGTGTCGTCGGAAAAATGGGTTGTTGAAAAACGCAGGTGTCATCGCAATAAACCTTTCGGATATAAAGACACGTCGCGGGAATCGAATAGACGTAAGACCAGCCGGTGACGCTCTCATTGGGAAGCTGGACAAGCGAATCCACAATGGTGGCGAAATTCCAGGAGACGCCGCGAAGCACGGCGTCACGGCACGTATTGAAGAACTGATTGCACAACCGGGCGTTCTCGGTATCGTCGGAAAGCGTGGTGATTGGTTTTTGTCCGATGTGGCGGAGCGCCATGTTGCAGATGTCCACGATCGCGGAGACGTTGAGTCCGATCCCGTTGTTCGTGTTTCCGTTTATCTGCTGGAGGTCGACGCCCTGCGAGTTTCCCGAACCGATCATGATGTCGTTCGTCAGGTTAGGAGAGCCACCTTGCTGGTCGTAGAAATACTCCGTTGCTGGGATGGAGAGACTTGCGGAGGGCACCACGCCACGATAAAGGCGCGGAGCCACTTCTGTCAGAGGGCAAGCGTACTGCGCCGCGTTGGCGAGGTTCACCGCCTCATAGAAAAGCGTGGAATTGTTGAAGAGGAAAAGCGAGGCGCCCGAAGTGAGCGAGGAGCGCACCGCGTAAACGGTCCGTCCTGTATTCGGGTACGCCAACTCCATTGGGTTCGACATTTATTCCTCCTTAAAAAGTGCGGTGAGAAGGGAGAAAGGGGAAGACCTTCCCACCGCGCAATCCTTCCCTACTTCGGGGTCATTGACCCTTCGATTTCGGTCCCGGTTTCTTTCGTCCAAACTTCTTCTCATAAGCGTCTTCTTCCACTGGTTCTTCCGTCGGTTTTTCTTCCGGCGTGAACGCCATCCCTGTCTTCGGCGCGTTCACCTTGTTCGATTCATTTATTTCCGACATGGTCATGGGCACCGGAACCGCAACAACGTTCGGCGCCACCGGACCCTTGATTTCCTCGAACACATGCGGTGCCAGGACGAGATCAGACGGAAACTCGGCAACCTCGTCTTTGTCCCAGTACCGATTTGCGAAATGACAATCCTGCAAAACACGATATTTCTTCATAAAAATGTCCCCTTTCTTTGGGTCATTCGACCCTTGTTTTCAATTACGGCAGATTAACGTCCACGTCTTCTACGATGCGGCAGTCGACCTTCCCGGCGACGGCCGTACCGGATACGGTGTAATTCGCACGGAAGAAACGTTTTGCTCCGATAGGAATATGCACCTGCAACGGTTTGTAGCCGGCCACGAGAACCGTGTCGGCGATAGCGCCAGTGATTGCCAACGTGATGGGCGAAGTGAACGCCGCATCAATGGCAGTTTGAAGCTCGAACTGGATTGTCGCGCTGTTGCTCGTGAAGGCGGTGTTGATCAGGAACTGGCACCAGATACCATCATAGGCATCGGTGGCGGCCCCCTGGTCGATAACGCTGGACGAAACGGCGGTCGTAGTTACCGCCTGCGCGGAACTGAGGATTAAGCTGTTGTCGATAATCATTGAATTGTTCCTCCTTTAGGAAACGACGGATTCGGTGTTCAGGATTTGGTCGCAACGGCGGACCGGATAACCCATGAACTTGAGAGTCGGGCGAACCAGAATGCCGGGTCCCGCAGACCAATCATCCAACGTGACGAAGCTGTTGGATTTGTTGGCCAGCTGAACACGAAGCAGACCGCGCACGGTTTGGTTGGCATAGAACACCGGACGGACACCTGTGACCGAAAAGAGCTGGTCAATGGCGAGAGACATCCATTTGAAGAGCTTCGCGGCGGTGTCAGACGAGTCGGCGGACGTTTTGAGAGCGGCGACGTCGATGTTGCAGATGCGGACCACATAACGCCAGTCAGCGATGGCAAGGCCCGGATTCCACTCGAAACGCGTCACAAACGCTTGAAAACGGCCAGCGACAGGTGTTTGCGTATCGAAGATGGTTTGCTCTCCGAGATCTTGCACAACGAGTCCGGCGGCGCTTCCTTTGGGGAAGATTCCGAACACGGTGGTTGGCGACCATCCGACGAGATAGATGGACGTCTGGGCCGAGGCAGTCGATCCGCCAGCCGTAATCACGTTGGGGACGGTCGTGCCGGTTCCCGAGATCGTCGAATAACGCGGGACGATTCCATTGAACCGTTCCGGGTTGACGGTGGTGTCACCGTAGATGAGCGTCTTGGCGAGAGTCTGATTGAAGCTCTCGATAATTCCGGCCTGCTGTTGCATTCTGAACCCGGCGGTGTTGCCGTTGAGTTTGGCCAGCGCGCAGTCTATTTCAGACCGATCTTCGATCTTGGCGCAGGTCTCAGTGATTTGGCCGGTGGTGCTCACGCGAGGAACCACGCCCTGGTTGAAGAGGCGGAACGTCGCGGAACCGATGGTTTTGCGAACGGTGACTTGGTGGCCGGTGGGAAGATTGCCTTCCTGCCAGACCATGTCATCAAGAATTTCGTTGAACTGATTGAGGATTTCCGCAACTCGCGCGGGCTTGCCGTCTGGATCAATAGACTTGGCGAAGTCGAGCAAGGTGGGAAACGCTGCTGTTAATGTAGCCATTGTGTTTCTCCTTGGGTTAGGTCAGTGATGACCTTTATTCACCGCCACTTTTCATGGCGGCGACGGACGTGGGATGGTCGAAAAAGACCTCCTCGTTCGATTTGCGTGGCTTTGTGTCTGGCCTACCATCGGGGAACCGGTCCTCGGAAATCTGCTTTCCGACAAAAGAAAACGCTTTGACCATGAGACGCCAATTTCCAAGACCGGTGGTCTTCATCATGTCCCGGAACTCTGCGTTCTCCTTCGGGTCGGTGAAGATTTGGTCAATGGCTTTGGCGGCGACGGAGAGAGATTTGACGGGGTCGGGCCCCAATTCCTTGGTGGTCTCGTCCTTCCAGTCGTTGATCTGCTTTGAAAACAGATCCATCGTTTGCTTGATCTGGCTCTCGGTGTGTTTGGATTGGATATCGACGACCTTCTGGTATTGCTCCTGGGACAACTTCAACTCTTTGGCAACCGCGTCGAATTGAGTTTTCAATTCCGGGTTAAGAGTCATTCCTTCGGGCAACTTCGGGTCTTCGTATTTCTCCGGCACAATGGGAGCTTTTGCTTGAGGTTCGGTTTTCGCGTCGGGAGTTGTCCCATCGCTGGGGGTCCCGGGTTTCTCCGCCGATGGCGTCTCTTTGGTGCTTGACGTATCTGGCGCAGCCGCGTCTGCCGTTTTTCCGGTGTCGAGTAGGCTTGTTGGTTCTGCTGGTACTGATTTGGCGTCCAGTGTTTGCGCTGGCGCGTCCAAAAGTGATGTATCTTCCATATGTTTTCCCTCCGATTTCTTTTTGTTTGCACCAACAAAAAGTGGCTGACTCCTCTTTCGAGAAATCAGCCCCTAAAAGCTGGTGCTTCACAGCCGGGTTTTAGGCCCGTGCGGGGTGATCAAGCCCCTACTGTTAAGATGGTTTTGAACGTTCTAACCGTTCTTTGTTTCTTGACTCCTTTGGTCTTCTCCTGCTTCCCGGCGCATCTGGATCATGGTCTGTGGTGATACGCGCATGATCTCGTTGAAAATCAAAATCCCAAACCGTCTGCTTCCTTCGGTGAAATTCCCGCTCGCCGTGTTGGCGTTAAAGCTCGTTTCGATCAAATCCAAATTTGAATCCGTCGCACAGGCCTTGAACATCAACTTGGCCAGGAGCCGGCGCCCTTCCACCGTGGATATCACTCGGCGCACGTCGTCGGCGTCCCGGTCGACGCGCTGTTTGTTGCGCTTCTCGATGGCCTGGCGCTCTTTGTCGTCGGTGTCGATCATTTCTTTTTCGCTTTGGCTTTTCGTTGTTCGGCATAGGCGATGGCGATGATTTGACGCATTGACCGCTTGCGGGTTCCATGATGGTAAAGCTCGCTCACATTTTGTTTGAACGCCTGCTTCGATGAGGATTCCTTGAGCGGCATTACACAACCTCCAATTTCCTATTGTGGGGAACCGCATGATCCGGGCACCGATATTTTCCCAGAACATTCAGAAGCTGGTCCGTGCTGGGACAACGATCGCAATGGTTGATCCCCCGCTTGTTCATCCACTGCATCATCAAATCAGAGGCGATGATGTGGGCGGCGCTCGCCAAATCCTTGTAAATCTCCGGATCTTTGGCTTCGAGCAAATCTTCCAGGCACTTTCGCGCCAGTTTTCTCTCTTCGTCGGTCATGACTTGATGCCCTTTTTCTTCTTTTTGGCCATCATCTTGAGCGCCATCATCTTGCGCATCTCTTTCACCTCGCCGCCCTTGCCTTCTTTTTTGTCCTCTGATTTGGTCTCTTTCTCTTTCATTTTCCTGCTCCTGCTGGTTCTGGTTGGGTTGGAGCGCCCGTAATGGCGTCCAGGGCACTTCCCCGGCCCACAGGCGTCTGCGAAAGCGTGTGCGCGCCTTCGACCAATGCCTGGGCCTGTTGCATCTGCTGGGCCTGTTGCTGGGCTTTGGCGCGGTCCTGGCGGAGCTTGGCAATCTCGTCTTTGGTTCGGACGATCTCAGCCGGAACTCCTTCAAGGTCGGCGTACTTCTCAACGGCCACATCGAAATCAATCACGTCGGCCACGGCCGGGTTTGCGGCCAGAAGGTTTCCGGTGAACGCCATGGTCCGCTCAATGGCCAGCGTCCCCACCATCTGCTGAGCCTGAGCAAGCATGGAAATATATTCCACCTTCAATCCCTGCCCTTGGGCTTCTTGGGGCGGCGGTGGGAGTAAATTGGTTTTCAGCATGATGGCGAAGGTGCGCTCAATCAGCGGGTCGTGCAATTCGCTTTCGAGGTGTTCGATCACGGGCCCCAGGAGCGCCAGCTTTTCCTCGTACCGTTTGGCGACTTCAAAAGCTGTCATCTGGCCGGAATCGTTGTTGGCGAGCATCTGAAACAGGTCTTTGAAGAAATTCTGGTCGATCTCCCCCTGCAATTTGTCCATCGACGCTTGCATAGACTCGAGTTGTGGGTTGATCTGGTAGGCAGGTTTGACGCCTGCGTCCCGGTTGGTCGAGGAATACCGCGTCACGCCGTTGGGGAGAAGGTTGGCTTCGCCCTGAACACTTCCGTCCTGCTGGATAGGCGGGTTGTTGACCTTCGCCAGCGACACGAGAAAATCCTTCTTCATCTGCATCAGTTGCTTCACGTCGCCTAGCGAATAATGGCCCGGTCCCCATCCGTAAACGGAGGACGTGTTGGTCGTCTGCCAGCGCGGACCCATCACCGGGAAATCATCGAACCCGGAAACACGGAGCGCTAAATTGGGAGGAGAACCCTTTTCCCAGGTGATGGAGCGAAAGGCCTTGTTCTTGTAGTTCTTTCTGTCGGGGATTCGGTCATCGTTTGGCTCAATCAAATGACATACTTTAATCCACGGATCAGAATTTCCGTTCTTCCAATTCACCAGCACCTGCGGGGAAACGTTCTCCTCTCCAAATTCTTTGATCAGTTGTCCGACGGTCATGTTGTACCCGCGAGCGAACGCATTGATGCGCTGATTCTCGTCGTTCCCGATCATGTACTCGCCAGCGGTGAACGTGCGGAGCCGGATCACGGTGTGGAAATCTTCCAAGGTGATGAGTCCAGCGGTTCCAAACGTTCCGATCTCCTCGTAAGTTGAATGGAGCCCCCCATAAACATTCGATTTGGAGAAAACGTTCATCATCCGCATCTGAACCATTTCCAACCACTCTTTGACCGGCTCAAACTCCATCATGTCCTGGTCTTCCAGCCCGATCTTGAACCACGGGCGAGACGGGGAGGCGAGGCCAGAGCGCATTCCGGCGGCCATCGTGCGGACGGCGCGGTTAGGTGCGCCACTTAATTGGGATTTGTGGTCAATCGTCCGGCCCCAATTGGGAATTGCTTCGTAGAAAAATCCTCTGGTCGGGTTGATAAATCTTTGAATGTCGCGCCAGCCGGGAACCCAGGACTGTTGCTCGTTCCACATCGCGAGAAATCGCTTGTCGAGTAGAGTGCGGTCTTTGATAATCACTGGCCGAACTTCGATTTCAGCGGTTGCGCGCTGGGCGTTGAGAGCGGCGCGTCAAACGCTGGTTTATTGGTGATTGTTGAGGCAAAACCGTATTGCATCGCCTGGAGCTTCTTCTGTTTCTGGGCGAGTGTTTCAGCCGGATTCGGGTCGGCGGCCGTAGGCATTGGAGTGGTCACGGGAACAGGCTGATTTTGGAGTGCCTTCATTTGGGAATCAGCTTTCGATTGGGCTTGTTTCGTGTCGTACATGTTCCCAGCCGCGCCACCGAGAGAAGCGCCAATTCCCATGCCAGCATAAGATCCGGCTGGCCCAAAAAACGATCCAATCACGCCACCGGCAACCGTTCCGATCATCGCCCCGGAACCCATTATTTCACCCCCGCATAGTTGTGTTCGCGCGGCGCGGGCTGATTGAATTCTCCGAGCGGGTCGTAATCGCGCTCACTGGCCGCGAATTCGAGCTTGTTGGGGACGGTGGAATGCTTGTTGACGGGCGCGGTGAACGTGAGCGCGAGCGCGTCCCCGATGTCCGGCGACCGCCCCAACCGCTCTTTGATTTTGTCCTTGGATTCCAGGCGCATCCGGTCGAGGTCAAAATCGTAAGTGGGCGTGACCAAATCGCTTTTAAGGGATGAATCGTTGGGGAGCGCTCCTCCCTGCTCCAACCACTCCCGCATCTGGTCCCACATCTCGGAGCGTTTGTTGACATACTGGTGCTCGTTGAGAGCGCGACCCCCGAAATGAACCTCCTGGACGGCATATCCCAATTGCCGGAGCCGGTCAATCACTCCCTGGCCCTGCCCGGCGTCGATGAATACCGCGTCCGGCTTGAAAACCGTAATCTCCTGAGCCACGCGGCCCGCGAGCGTCATGTTGTCCAGCTTGGAAAACACTTGAGGATTGAGCATTTGGAGGCCCTGGCGCCGGACAATCACGGATTTGTCGTCACCATACCGCGCCGGATCAACTCCCATCACACGCACCGCGCCATCCAGCTCATGTTCCCGGAACCCACGCGAAGCGGCCAGGGACACCAAATCAATCGGGATGAGGATGTTATCGGCGGCGGCGGTGAAATCGCAGAGAAACTCCTGGCGGTAGGCTGATTCGGAAACGACGGCCTTGACCTGCTCCAATTCCGCTTTGGGGATGACGTTGGTCTCGTCCGCCCGGTAAAGGCCAGCCCACCACGATTTGTCCCCGTTTTCCACGCGCTTGAGGGCCTGATTGTAGACGTCAAAAAACTGGTTTTGTCCCTTGGGTGTCCCCATAAACACGGCCCAGCCATTGCGGTCAGACAGGGACGGGCGGATAATCTCCGAGAACACCTCCGGCTTGATCATGGCGTATTCGTCCAGGACAACCCCGTCCCAGTAGGTTCCCCGGCCCGCCTCTGGATTGTCAGCGCCGAACAACCAAATCCGGGCACCATTGGGCAATTCAACGTAAAGCTCGCTCTCGTTCGATTTAACGCCGGGGATGGGCGCGGTGTAGCGCTTGAGGTAATCCCACGCAATCAGCTTCGCCTGCTTCAAATACGGGGCCATGTACGCGTACCTGGGGGCCACCAGCGTGTTTAGGACTGCGGATTTGATGAGGTGATTGATCGCCAGGACGGATTTACCTAAACGACGGTGAGCGACGAGGACAGAAAAACGGTGAGACTCAAGCTGGGGATGGATGAGCGTTTGCGGAAAACGCGGTTTGTAGGGGATGGTGATGGTCATTTGTCCCACCGGATGACGAGGGGACCCGTAGAGGTGACGCTTAAATCCATTTTCGAATCAGCCTTTCCGAACCCACGATCTAATAGCATCTCTGTCGCCCTGAGTCGGTCGCGTACCGCAGCTGGACACCGGACAGCCTCGCCTTCATCCGTGACAACCTGCTCCATATCCTCGCCGTTCGCGACGTTTGAGAGGAACCCGACGAGATTATTTTTGTCAATGAGGTCCTGGCACTTGGACTTAAGCCAATCGGGAGGCCGACCCGCATTTGGGTTTTTTGATCCAGCGCGAATACGATGTCCCTTTGCAAAGGGTTTACCCTTCCCGCCCATGACATAATTCCTGGTATAATTTAAAAACGGCCCCGTTCACCGGCGTCCATTGTGGTCGCTCAGCGCACGGGGCGCAATCCATTTGGGGAATGGCGATGATGTGAGGCAAAAAAAATGAGGACTGGACCAAGATTCCTCCGTGTCCATTCCCCAAGATAATCCAAGTATACGGCAGAAATGTTTTATGTCGGCATTATTTGTTTTTGAAAGTTTTGGAAGGTTTTGGAAGATTGTTCCGCGTGGAAACGTCGAAGGGCGTCATAAACGATTGAAACAGAAGAGAGCTTTAATTCAATCAAAATCATTTTCGGATGCGTCGCATCTTTTCCGTTGAGTCCAAAATAGAGATCAATTATTTTCCGGTCGCGGGCGAGAGTGCGAGGGTAGGAGCGGCGGCGTTCGATCATTTCGTTTTCAGCCTCTCCTTAACCTTCCGCAGAGCGATTTCCCGTTTGTGTTTCCAATCGTGGGGCATCCACTCCGTGGCCACTTCCACCGCCGCCTCATACTTCCTCTTCCACTCCTTCACGCTTTCCGTTGCCAGCCGGTGGAGTTCTATTTCTGCTTCACACGTTTTAATCCATTCGTCGCGCTCGCGTTCCAATGCCTCTAATTCATCGCATCGTTTTCCATGTTCAATTTTGAAGGCGTCGCGCTCGCGCTCCACTTTTCGCAAGGCATCAACTGCGTTTCCGTGGAATTCTACCCACTCCGAATTCCTCTGTTTTAAAATTTCTATTGTTTTTTCCCGGTCAGCGAGTTCTTCTTTGAGGCGGTCGATTTCTTTCCAGCAATAGGCATTTTGCCACACTTGAGAATCAACCCAACCTTTGAAACAAGAACACTCGTATTCAAGACCCCCATGCGGTTCAGGAACATTTCCGAGTTGTCTTTTGCAGAAGGGGCACGGCCTAAGTTCAATCATTTTCTTTCTCCTCTCGTAATGACTCGTGAATTTCGTCAATTGTTTTGTCACCGTGTGGATTAAATAGGGCCAGCCGAATATCTCCTGTCTTTTGGGTGTAAACCAACACATAACCGTTAGGAAACATCGTGTCCATCGAAATCAAAAAATCTTCTCTCATTTCCCCTCCGTCGCCCGGCGGTAGTGGGCGAGGGCTCTTTTCATCTCGATAAATCTACTGCGAATCATTGTCAGGTCAGGAGACAGATTTTCTTTTTCGGAAATATATCGCTCAACCGAATTGA